GGACTCACCTTTAAATCACCACGGGACTAATTGAAATGCAGAACTTCCTTTCACTGGCGCAAGCCGAGGCCGCTATCGAATCTCTCAGCGGGAAGAAAACCATCCTCATCCAAGGTGAGCATGGTATCGGCAAGACCCAACTATTCCGTAACCTTGCCAAGAAGCAAGCGTACGCCAACCACATATTCATCGAGCCGATTGATTGCTCACAGTTGAGCGACGGTTCTGTGTTCATGCCAGACATCGACCGGGAGGCGGGCGTGTCCCGTGAGTTGCCCAACGAGCGACTCGGCGTCAGTAAGTTTAATCGCTTAGGCGTAGCCAACTCTCGGCCCGTCATGCTGTGCTTCGATGAGGTCGGTAAAACCACACGATATATGCACAACGTGCTGGCACCACTGGTCTACGAGGGGCGGGTCGGTGACTACTACTTCCCCAAGGGTAGCCTGACCATGTGCGCTACGAACCTTGCCGTCGAGGGCTTGGGCGACGTGATCCAAGAGCACATCATGGACCGGATGATTACGATCAGCGTACGCAAGTCTACTGCCGAGGAGTACGTGCAGTATGCGCAGAGTGAGGGTGTGCACCCAATGGTGATCGCCTACGTAGTGTCCTACCCAGAGGTTATGGAGTCGTTCATGGACTACGAGCCGGGGGGTATCCATCACGGCAAGGATCTATCCAAGACCAATGGGCGGATCTACAACCCACGCAAGAAGGGCGGCAAGTATGCGACGCCGCGCTCCATTAGCAGTATGGGGACGATCCTCACGGCGCATGAGACTACGGGTCTGACTGACGAGTTTACTTTGGAGATGTTGCTGGCCGGTGCCGTGGGTACGCTGGTGGCGGCTGAGTTCATGTCGTTCCGTGCGCTGGGTGAGAGTAACTGTTCGATTGCCCGTGTGCTGCACGATCCGCTGACTGCGCCGGTTTCTGACAATAAGATGGCGCAGATCCAGCAAGCGATGAAGCTCTTGTCCGTGATCGACAACCGCACGGATGCGCAGTTGGCGTGTGCGTATGTGCGGCGCATGGCGCGTGAGGTGCAGTGCATGTTCGTCAATGGCGTGACGGGGAGCAACCGCAAGGCTATCTACCTGACGCTGGCCGTGTACCTGCAAATGCAGAACGAAACCAAGATGATGCTCTAAATAGGAGGCAATGATGAGTCTACATTCATGGGAGAAACTCCCACTAGATATGCGGATCACGGCAGTCAACATCGACTGCGCTAGGCATCCGAAGTTCGCGGTGATGGCGGGCGTGATCATGATGGGGCAGAACAAGATCAAGCAGATCAAGACTGCCGCCACCAATGGCCGGGACGTTCACTACGGTGAGGCGTTCTCTCTTGGGCTGGACCGCAAGCAACTGCGCTACTTGGCGCTACATGAGAACGGTCACAAGGCGTTGATGCACTGCGTACTGCCCACGTACAAACAACTGAACAAGAAGTATCCGAGGCTGACCAATCAGGCGCAGGACTACGTGATCAATGGGTGGATCGAGGAGCTGGACCCCAACTTTGAGTTCGTGGATAGACCGTGCGAGGGGCTGTGTGTAGACAAGCGGTTCGACGGAATGTCCTTCATCGACATACTAAAGACGCTGATCAAGGAGGCAGAGGAACGCGGCGACGACCCAACAGAAGATAAGGATGACGAGCATGACTTCGACGAACACATCGACGGCGACCAAGAGTTTGCGCCAGAGGAGCAAGAGCAGATCCAGAAGGAGGTTGATAGCGCACTGCGTCAGGGCGAGTTCTTGGCGCGCAAACTCGCAGGTAAGGGGTCGGCAGGGCGGGACATCTTTGGACTGGCGCAAGACCGGAGCACCAACTGGATCGACCCTTTGCGGGAGTTCATCGAGGAGATGACTCGCGGGGATGAGAATGGCCGGTTGATACCGCCCAACAAGCGCATGTTTGCAAGTGGCTACATCTTTCCCTCACGCTACGACGAGACGGTAGGCGACTTGGTTATCGCATGCGATACCTCGGGGTCTATGGGTCCGTACTACACGCTGATCTTCGGTGAGATTGCGCGTATCTGTCAGGACACTAAGCCTAGTAGTGTGCGTGTCCTGTGGTGGGACTCAGAAGTGTGCGCTGACCAAGAGTTCAAGCCCGACGACTACGGCAGTATCGCTACGTTACTCAAGCCCAAGGGTGGCGGCGGGACTTATCCGCAGTGCGTGGTGGACTACATGAAAGCGAAAGAGATCAAGCCCAAGGCGATGATCTGGATCACAGACGGTTATATCGGTGGTGAACCGCACAACGAAGTGCCAGCGTTGTGGGGTGTGGTGGGGAACGATCACTTCGTTCCCCGGTTTGGCAAGTTAGTACGTATCCCAACGGAGCTTTGATTATGGACATGAGTATCCCTCGCTACAACCTCGACACCTGTGCAGTACTGGTGGAGTTCAACGCCAGCGTGTGGACAGCACGCAAGCTGGACAAGTCCACGACTGAGGAGGTTGTTACCAACAAGAACGCGGCGGCTAAGGATGCCGCACGTGTGAACAAGAACTTGCTGGCCGGGCGCACAGAACTGGATAAGATCCAGCAGATCGTGAACGCGGCTCGCACCTACATCAACGACAACACCTTGCCGTGGTCAAACAATGGACAGCGCATGCTCCCGCAGCCTACGTTCATAGCAGTGGACAAGAAGATGACCGAGTTCGGTGACGCGTTCTGGGCTGAGGTCAAGTCCTTCATTGACGTATACCCCACGCTGATCGTGGCGCAAGCCATGGCTCTCGGCGATATGTTCAAGCGTCATGACTATCCGACACAGGCAGACATTACCCAAAGGTTTGCCTTCTCCGTGAACTACCTGCCAGTACCCACGGCGGGTGACTTCCGTATCGACGTAGGCAACGCTGCGATGAACGAAGCCCGCGATGCTTGGTCGAAACGGCTAGAGAAGCTCACGGCGGAGCGGGTCGAGAGCGCCATGGCTGACGTTCGCTCACGCTTGAGCGACCACCTCAAGCGTATGTCAGATAGGTTGACGACAGACATGATCGACGGGCAACCGAAGGCTCGCAGGATCTACGATTCGGTGGTTGACGGCGCGCTAGAACTATGCGATGTTGTCAAAGCTTTGAATGTAGTAGGTGACAAAGACCTAGAAGCAGCGCGTTATTCGTTGGAGTGTGCCCTAGTTGGGGTTACTCCTGATGACCTGCGCAAGAATGAGGCAGTGCGTGAAGATACCAAGAAGGCAGTCGATGCCATCTTGGAACAGTTTAACTTTTGACATAGGACACAGGTGATTAACGTGCAAGACATAGCTACCGCCCTCAAGTCAGCAATCAAGAGCTGGGAAGTATCCAAGGACATCAACATCATGCATGAAACCACAACGGACAAGCCCGTCGAGGTCAAGCTGAACGGCGCAATACCTACATACAAAGATCCGGTGTCGCACCGCATCTTCCGGTTCGTCAAAGAGAATCAGGGGATGACGACTCCACAATATGTAGAGAAGTTGAGCGCGCAGGGATTGCTCGCTGGTTCGGTGAGTTCGTACATCTTCCAGATGCTCAAGTGGAACCTGCTGTACGCAGACGAGAACAAGCGGCTGTACACCAAGTACACCGAGTACAAGACGCCTACGCAGATCAAGCCCAAGCCGATCAAGCGCAAGCCCAAGGCAGTAAAGCTCAAGGCTACGCCGGTCACCGTCTCTGTACCTGAGACCTTGGTATTGGCAACGCCCGCACCTGCGGTTGTACGTACAGTAGCCGTACAACAGAAGATCGACAGCATTGATCAGGATGTGGAGAAGATCATGGCTACGATCAATCTGCGCACGGCGTACGCACTGTTCTTCACCCTCAAGAAAATGTTTAAGGAGTGAGTATGAGCAACGATTACGTACCAGTAATCAGGGACTACCCCATTTGTTTTAACTCAGGCGCTGAGTACGGGCTGTGGGTACAGACTGCGAGGCATTCGCCCCCTACTCCGGGCCATGGGTACTGTGAGGATTGCACCGAGGAGTATCAAGCCAAGATGCTCCAGCAAGATCGGTGCAAGTATCCTGACACGGTGTTCAGACAAGACGGTGGTATCCGTAGCAAGTTGTCCGTGGCGCTAGCCACTGGGCGTCCTATCCGTACGCCAAGAATGAAGAGGGTTTAATGATCTACGCACACACAGGTGCCAGTTTGCAGGGAGCACGTATGGTTGAGGACGATCCGGTTAATCACCCCAAGCACTACACATTCGGTAGCTTTGAGGTTATCGACGTGCTACAGGATTGGTTCCCCAACAACCCACTGCTGTGGCAGGTAGGCAAGTACATAGCCCGGGCTGAGCGCAAGGGCAAGTCGCTTGAGGATCTGCGCAAGGCTAGGTTCTATCTTGATCGTGAGATCGAGCGCTTGGAAGACAAGCAACCCAAGAAAACATAAGCCGGGACTGCATCTTTTCTACGGTGCTCGCACGTGGCTTGTATATCTTGTGCGTCCTGTATGGAGGTAAGGGTTCCCGGCTGTGTTGATTGTTGCCCTGCCTCCGCTCCCACACCGCGAACGAGGGGGCGCGGAATATACATTCCCCCCTCACTAATTCGGAGAGATTATGGCAACGCCTGAGAGTTTAGTTAAAAAGAAGATACGCGCAATACTTGATGAGGCTGGCGCGTATTACGCCATGCCAATTGGTAGCGGCTACGGAAACGCAGGGGTGCCTGACTTCCTTATCTGTTGCAACGGCAAGTTCATTGGCGTTGAAGCCAAGGCTGGAACAAACAAAACGACTGCACTACAAGAGAAGAATATCCAAAAGATATTTGACGCTGGCGGTATTGCGCTGGTCATTAACGAATACACCATACCAGAATTGCAGGAGCTAATTAAATGGACGATGAAGTTATGAACCCCGGAGAGGAAGGTAAGAAACATTTGCTGGCTATGCTAGAGACTTGCATGAAGCCTGATGATAAAGGACAAGGTGTGTTTCTTTATAACGACGGCGTGTCGTTGGCTATGCTCACATTTAATGCAGATACGAATGACGTATTCAACATGATGGTCAGCGCGGCACGTGCAATAGACCAGCGAGTAATGGCAGACGCACCGGCAAGGGAGATGTTCAATTGAACATAGTAACAATAGACTTCGAAACTCGATGGGACAGCAGGGAGTACACGCTATCCAAACTGACAACAGAAGAGTATATTCGTGACCCCCGTTTCAAAGTGTTCGGTGCTTGCTTACATGAGTATGGATCAGATGAACCCGTCCGTTGGTACAACGGCGACGACTTGCGCGAAGCCCTTGCGCAATACAACTGGAAAGAGACCGCAATCCTTGCGCACAACGCGCAGTTCGATGTCGCCATCCTTGAGTGGAAGTACAACTGTCACCCAGCTTTTATCCTTGACACGCTCAGCATGGCGCGCGCCCTGCGTGGAGTCGAGCAAGGCAACTCACTCGCAAAGTTAGCGGCTGACTTCCGTCTGCCCCCCAAGGGCAAGGCGGTGCACGACACGAACGGGCTGGAGCATCTCACTCCTGAGATAGAGGCCGAGTTAGCAGCGTACTGCGCACACGATGTGGAGTTGTGCGAGGCAATCTTTGAACGCCTGTCCGTTAACTATCCAGCTAAAGAGTTGCGTCTGATCGACATGACTCTGCGCATGTACACCCGTCCTATGCTGGTGTTGGATGGCGGCATGCTGATCAATGCAATCAGTCAAGAGTCTAGTTATCGCACAGAACTATTGGAGAAACTCAATGTTAAAGAGGAAGACCTCGCTTCGAATCAGAAATTCGCATCGTTATTGGAGAGTGTTGGGGCTGAACCACCGTACAAACTTAGTAAGACAACTGGTAAACAGACGCTTGCGCTCGCTAAGACGGACGCCCTCTTTCAAGCGATACTTAACGGAGAAAATGAACCGGCTGCTCTCCTCTGCGAGGCTAGGCTCAAGGTAAAGTCCACAAGCGAGCGCACCCGTGCTCAACGGTTCTCTGACATCAGTAGACGCGGCGCTCTGCCTGTGCCGCTCAGCTATTACGGGGCGGCGACGGGGCGGTGGACTGCGAGCAAGGGGTCTGCTATCAACATGCAGAACCTCAAGCGTGGGTCGTTCCTGCGCCGTGCAATCATGGCACCGGAGGGGTATCAGTTAGTAGTCGGTGACCTGTCTCAGATCGAGCCGCGTGTGTTGGCGTGGCTAGCTGACTACCAAGATATGCTGGACATCTTCCGCTCTGGCGCTGATCCGTACGCACAGTTCGGCGCGCAGATGTTTCGTATCCCGGGCATGACCAAGGAATCGCACCCTGACCTGCGCCAGTCTGCCAAGTCTGCGCTACTGGGGTGTGGGTACGGGCTGGGCTGGCAGTCGTTTGCTTCTCAGCTAATGGT